TGACGTATCTAGCGCCCCTAGTGAAACAGAACAGGATATGCAAGGAACAGTGACGTATTTATTAGACGTTGCTGTTTTTGTTTACACAAAATAAGGAGATTAGAGAATGGCTACTAATTTAGTTCAGATTAAAGGGACGGAAATCCCTACAGAGGGTGCAGCGTTAAACGTTGCTAACCGCCTATATATTGATATTACAGACAATGATAACGATTTATCCGATATCACAACTGGTAAATGGGCTTGGTTAGCCCGTGGTATTAGCGAAATTACACCATCATGGCAAGAAAAAACACAAAAGACAGCTTATTACGATGGAGATGGGCATGATGACACCGAAGTAACTGGTAAGTCTATGCAATTAGCTGTTAAAGGTGTTCGCTACTTAGGCGACCCTGCACAAGACTACATTGACGGTAAGCAATATGCTATCGGATCAGCTGCTAAAACTCGTGTGTTATGGATTAACAACGGCATGCCAGTAGTTTCAGCATGTACTTTAACCGCTGTAACTCCAACTGGTGGTGCAGCAGACGCACAACAAAACTTTTCACTTACTATTGCTTTCAATGGAGCACCAAAGACAACCACAGGCAAGTTAACAATGACTGAATCAGATCAATCACGTGTGTTTACTGCATCTGTTGACGATAAGACGCCAGCAACTACTCCAAACGCACACTAATGCTGATACACCAAAGCAAAATTAGGAGGTAGCTAATGTCAATTATTGATTTAGACAAACGAATTAAAGTAGATAACAAGGTAGATGTTAAACTGGCCGGCAAAACTTATAAGATCTTGTTTGATGATAACTTTCAAAAGACTGTAGCCAAAGCTTCTGTTGAAGTCATGAACGGCCTTAAAGCTTTAGATGATCCAAGCTGGGCAGATAAAGATATGGCTGTTCAAAAGAAAGACGTAGAGAATAGTTTCAACTCTGTGAAAGCGTCAGCTATTTCAGCATTAGATAAACTCTTGGGTAATGGGGAAGGTAAGCGACTTTACAAGTATTACAACTATTCAACCGATGCTTTAGGTGCTGTATTAAATGCCTTAAATGATGAAGCAGCTAAGTCAGTTGAAGTAAAGGAAAAGAAACGTAAGGCTTTGAAACATATGTCAACGTCAACATCAGTGCCTTTAGGCGTATCATCAAGAGCTTAAAACGATGTTAAGTCTAACTGATACGCCTTTATCAGCTATCAAGTTTGACGGAGAGACATATCAAATAAACTTAGCTTTTGACAACGTAATCAAGTATTTAGAGCTAGTAGAAGATGATAGTGAAAACAAGGAACTAGAAGCCCTTAAATTATTCTTTGGCGATCAAGAGATACCTTTAGATCCTGATTTTATAGAAACTAGTTTCAAACTTATTAACGAAACTATAACTAAATCGGCATATCAAGGTAACCCTTCAAAGGATTGGAGCATGAATATAGCACCACAACATATTTACTCATATGAGCAAGATGCAGATGCTATTTACTCGTCCTTTATGATGCAGTACCACATAGATCTTTTAAAAGAGCGCGGAAAAATGCACTGGTGTGTATTCCGTGCTCTTTTTGATGGTCTGTGCGAAGATACACCAATCCAAAGAATAATTGAACTAAGACAGAAGAATTTAACCGATGTATCAGATGAACAACGAGGCAAGGTAATGCAACTTCAACAATACTATGCTTTGAAGTTGAAGAAACCTAAGACTGAGGAAGATGTCTTTAACAGTAGTTCTTTATCATCTGCCTTTGCTTCCTTGATGAACGCAGCGAAAGGAGGTTAGTAAATGGCTGATGGAAAGATAACTATTGATATAGACATCCCCGTTGATAAGGTTAAAACTGATGCACAGTTAATAGATCAGATCTTAAATTCACTTGGTAGGGATGCAGGCAAAGAGCTAGATAGTAGCTTTGAAGAGTCAACTGATAAAGTTAAACAAAAGGCTGATGAAACTAGCAAGGACGTTGACGAAAAGCTTAGCAAGCCTGTTGATATTAAAGCAGACTTAGATAATAAAGATGTTCAGGAAAAGACTAATCAAACTAAGCGTGATCTTGATGCTGTTCCAAAAGAAACTAAGACTGAACAGAAAGCCGATAACAAGGACGTTGTAGAAAAGTCTAAGCAAACTAAAGAAGAAATCGACAAGGTTCCTGATAAAAAAGACACTAAGCTTAATGGTACTGACAACACTAAGAAAGCTACTGATAGTGCTAGTCGTAATGCTGACGATGCAGGAAAACATTTTTCTAAGCTACACGAAATCATTAAAGGTACTTTCATTGGAAATTTTGCTGCTAATGCTGCTCAAACTGCTTTAGGGACTGTTAAAAATGCAATCGGTGGAGTGATTACAGAAGGTACTCACTACAATCGACTGCAGCAAGATATGCTTGCACAATGGAACACCTTAACCGGTTCAGCTGGCAAAGGAAAAGAATTAGTTAAAGAAACTAACGACTTAGCTATTGCAGCACAGAACAGCGTGGAGATGGTTAATGACTTAAACCAAAAATTCTACGCTGTTACTAACTCATCTAGCAAGACTAGAGACTTATCTAAAGCCGTTCTTACTTTACAAGACGCCTTTGGTCAAAGTGATGACGCTGTAAAGAACTTCGCTATGCAGTGGTCACAAATGATTGGTAACGGTAAAGCTAACGCGCAAGACATGATGTCTATCCAGAATGTATTCCCTAAGTTCATGGAAGAACTGGTTGAATATGAGCGTAAGGTTACTCACAACAGCAAGTTAACTACCGCACAAGTTCGTGACATGATGTCTAACGGTAAGATATCAGCTGATGCAATGAACACTGTCCTGATAGGGATGGGTAAGAAGTATAAGAATGCTACTGATAACTTCTCTCAGACTATGGACGGTATGGAGCGTACAATTCACGCACGTATTCCTGTTTTAGCTGGCGCTATTGTCAAACCATTCCAAGATCTTAAAAATCCATTGCTTGGTAAGATGAGTAACTGGATTACTTCTAGCGGTGCTGAGAAGAGTTTTGAAAACTTCGGCAAGTCAATTGCTGGGATTATGAACGGTGTGATGACTGTAATTAATACCTTTGCAATGTCATTTAGAGCTAATATAGCTGGTGCTTTTCAAGGCTCTCACTTAGGTGATATAAGTAATTCATTTAGAGATATTGGTAAGGCTGTTACTCCAGCACTTCAAGCTATAGCCGGTTTTGTTGGTGTGATTAGTGCGAATGTCTTTGACGTATTTGCTAACCTACTTAGTGGCATTGTTGAAGGCTTTAGAAATATTGGAAAGCAACGATCTTCTCTTGATTTTTCAGGAGTAGCAAAAACATTCCAAAGTCTAAGCCAATCTATTAACGCTGTCATGGTTCGTTTGCGTCCACTTATCAAGGAATTTGGAGAGTTCATTGGTATTTTTGCTAAAGGAACATTTGAAGGTATCGTAACAGTTTTTCAAGATATCAGTAATCTGGTCGGCAAAGTTGCATCTAAGCTGGCTGAAACATTGCCTTATATGCAGAGCACTGATAAGGCTGTTGATGGAGTTAGTAGACACAGAGCGTCAATTGAAAGGCTGGGAAAAGTATTCGGTGGCCTTATTGCTGCTATTGTTGCTGGTAAGACAACTTTCAAAGTATTGGATACTATGCGTCTAGGCATTGTAGGCATAGGCAACACCATTAGTACTCTCAGAAAAGCACCAACTATTATTGCTGGTATATCTAAGGCGTTCCCTATTCTTGGTAAAGCTATCAATGGCGTTAAAGGTGCTTTTGATTTGTTAAAACTGGCTTTCTTAGCTAATCCGTTTATGGCTACAGTAGCAGTTATTGCAGCACTGGGTTTAGCTTTCTACGAAGCTTATAAGCATATCAAACCATTTAGAGAATGGGTTAATAAGGCAGCTGATACCGTACATAAATCCTTTGACGGCATGGTGCGGAATGTACAAGCTTTTAACAAGTCGTTTGTAAATGGATTAAAAGTAGTAATTGATTGGGTCAAAAAGAATTGGACAACTTTACTTAGAATGCTTGTTGATCCAATAGGCGGTGGCCTAAAGCTTCTCTATGACAACAATCCTAAATTCAAAAAATGGGTTGATGATTTAGGGAAGAATCTTTCTAACGGCTGGTCTTCAATCAAGAAAAACACATCTAAATTCTTTACTGATTTACCTAAAAACATCTCTAAAGGGATGAAGACAGCTATTGACTGGGTTAAGAAGAATTGGTCTGGCTTAGCTTTACTTATAGTTAATCCTATTGCTGGTGCAGCTAAGCTACTTTATGACAACAATCCTAAATTTAAGAAGTGGGTTAATAGCCTTGGTAAGAATTTCAAAAAAGGCTTTGATGGCATGCTTAAAAACAGTCACAATTTCTTTAAAGGATTGTGGACTGGTATTGGTAACTGGGGAAAGCAGGTATCTAAGAACTGGGGCAACTTTGTTAAAGGGCTAAGTGAGAATAGATATGTAAAGGCTTTTAAGAAAGGTAATCTATTCGGCACTCTCTTTAAAGATGCTCAATCTCGGATGAAAGACTTCAGCAAGAAGTGGGACAAGGCTTGGAAAAATAATAAAAAAGCACTTGCTGACTCATTCAGAAATATGCAGAGAAACATCGGCAAGTGGGGTACTAATACTCACAAGTGGTACGACAAGTTCAGTGAACAGTTCAAAAAGAAGTGGGATAACGGTTGGAAGAACAGCAAGCAGGCGCTTATTGATTCGTTTGACCGTATGAAACGGAATACCAGTAATTGGGGTAACAATATCCATAAATGGTATGACAACTTTAATAAGAACTTTAGCAAGAACTGGAATCGTGGCTGGTCTGATACTAGAAAGAACTTAGGTACCGCATGGTCCAAGATGCAGGACAGAACTTCACGGTTTGGTTCTGATATGAAAAACTGGCTAGATAACTTTGGTCCTAACTTTAAAGCTGGTTGGAAAAGCTTATCTAAAGGCGTTCAGAATATCTTTGGTGATATGTGGTCAGCGATGAAAAAGCTAGGTAAGGACGCTATGGGTGGCCTGATTGATATTGTTAACGCAGGTATTAGTGGCATTAACACGGTTATCTACGCTTTTGGTGGTAAAGGTAACACAATTAAGAAGATCCCTAAGAAGTTCGCTAGTGGTACTGGTGCGTTTAGTGGACCTAGACGTGCAATAACTGAACCTACCTTAGCAATGGTTAATGATGGCTTTGATAGCCCTGAAACAGGCAACAAAGAAGCTTTATTCAGACCAGCTACCGGCGAATTTGGTGCTTTTCAAGGCAGAAATACCACAACTATGCTGATGCCGGGTGATGAGATACTCAATGCGTCTGAGACCGCTATGATTATGCAAGGCATGGGCATTACTCACTTTGCGAAAGGTACTGGCTGGCTAGGCAATATAACCAATTCAGTAGGTAGTTTCTTTGGAGGTATTGGTAGTTGGGTAAAAGATAAAGTTGATGATTTAAAGAAATACTTTGATTTAGCTAAAAAGATTATTTCAAATCCAACTCAATACGTTGAAAGCATTTTTAACTTCAAAGGCTTCAATAGTGGTCAACGCTCAATGAAGGCACTGGCTAGTGGCTTATTCGATCAAGCAAATAAGAATGTTCAAAGCTTCTGGAAAACCTTGTGGAACATGGTATCTGGTCAATTCAACGGAGGCGCAGCTAATTCAGACTTATTAGCAGCTGCTCAAAAATATGGTTCTGGTCACCCTTATGTATGGGGTGCTAAAGGTGCGGATGCTTTTGACTGTTCTGGATTAGTTCAATATGCTGTTGAACATGCTTTTCATAAATCATTCCCAGCTGGATCAAGTGCACAATATGCTGCAACACAGAGCGTAGATAATCCCCAACCAGGTGACTTAGTATTCTTTGGTGCAGGTGGTGCAAATCACGTTGGTATCTATGCCGGCGGAGATAATTACTATTCTGCTCAAAGTCCAAACGCCAGCCCTAACATTGGCATGGGCAAGATTTCAGCAGTACATGAAGGACCTGTGTCTTATAGACGCATTCCTGGTATCAATGCCCTAGGTAAGTCCGGCGACAACGTTAAGGCAAACAGTGGACTTGAAAAGTGGATCAAGAAAACTATTGCTCCTGGATTCTGGAAATTTATTGATAAACTGAATAGCTTATTCAATGTTTCAATTGGCTCAGGTGGTCCAAATTCAGCACCTACTGGAGATCATAAGCATTGGCTGAAGCAAGCAGGTATTCCTGAGAGCTGGTTTAATGGCTTAAACAGCATTATCCAACAAGAATCCGGCTGGCGTGTTAATGCAACAAACCCAAGTTCTGGAGCTTACGGTATTCCACAGTCATTACCAGGAAACAAGATGGCTTCTGCAGGTAGTGACTGGAGAACAAACCCTATAACGCAATTGAAATGGATGTACTCTTACATTAAAGGACGATATGGAAGTTTACAGAATGCTTTATCGTTTAGAGCTGCTAATGGTTGGTACGGTAACGGTGGAGAATTTGATAGTCCAGAAGTTATTGGCGTTGGCGAAGACGGGCCAGAGTTCGTAATCAACCCGCAGAAATCAACTGCTGACCACTTAATTGATAAAGCAATTTTGCAGCGTGCTAAAGTCGCTCCTGAAAGTCCGACTGCTTCATTAGCTCGGATTATGGATCAGGTTAAATATAGTTCAGTTGCTGGTTATGGAACACCGGACAGCAGTACTATAGCCAGCCAAAACATAATTAAGCTTGATGATAAACGTCAAAAAATTGATGGTGATACAGTGATTAAGTTCATTGTTTCTGATAAAGAGATGGCGAGAGCTACTTATCCAACTATTAAGATGTTACAAGCACATGACATCACTATTAAGCAACAGGGAGGTGCTATACCAGTTGTCTAGTGTATTTGTTAAGAGATTAGACGGAACAGAGTATGATCTTGATAAATTAGGTTTTAGAGTTATTACATTTGAACCGCCGGGTATTAACTATACTCATACCTATGTTCAGCAAAATAAGATCGGTCAAGTGTTAACAGATGTTGTTATTGATAAGATGACTATTCCTTTAACTTTGATGATCCAAGCAGAGGATACAGTAGACCTAGAACTTAAAAGGCTTGATTTAAAGCGTATCTTTAATAGTGATGAGCCTTTTTATGTTTATACAAGCCGCATTCCTTACTTACGCTGGCGGTGTGTAGTTGATGGAGCTATCTCTTATCCGCAGATAGAAAACTTTTGGCAAGCTACAGCAACCATTAATTTGAGTTGTCCTTTAGGACTTGCTGAAACAGTTGCCACTACTGGAGATAGTGCTTTCACGTATGATAGTGGAAAGTGGGGTCTAGGCCTTAATATTCCACACGGTCAAGAGTTGAAGTATATTTTTAACTCAAGTCCCTGCAGAGTATACAATGCTTCTAACGTTGATTTGAAAGCTGATGAGTTACCCGTAGAAATCACTTTTGACGGTAACGTTAAAGATGGCTTGACGATCACTAATAGCACTACAAGCCAAGTTTTTAAGCTTAATGGAAGTTACAGTAAACAAGACGCAATTGTGATTGATGGCATTGTTCCCACCGTCAACGGTACAGAGCAATATTCTAAGACTAATCACGCTTATCTTGATTTTGTTAAAGGCTGGAATGAGATCAATGTAGACGGAGCAACCGACTACACCATTAAATTCAATACACGCTTTTACTACTAGGAGATGGTAACTTGATATCAATTAAGAATGCTGCCGGACAGATGGCAATTGTCAAAGGTCAAGAAGTTCAAGTAACCTCAACTCTCGGTAGTTTAGACACAATGAGTTTTAACTTCTATAACCTACATAGTGATGAAAGGATTGACGAAGTACTAGCACCCTTTAGCATTGTGAGTGTTCCTGAAACTGGTGAAGATTATGAGGTACAGACCTATAACACCGATGATGTAGGTAATTACATGCAATATAGTGTGAGCGCAATACAAATAGCCAAAAGATTCCACTATCACTACATCAAAGATAAGATTGGCGTTGAAACTACTACATCAAAAGATGATAGTGGGAGCACTGAGACTTCAACAACATCTAAGCCGGTTAAGTTAAAGGACGCTTTAAGCTTTCTTTTTAAAGGTTCAGGGTTTGATGTAGAGATTGATAAAGGTCTTAATCAAAACTCTGTAAAAACGTTTGACGATGGCTTTGGTGGTGGATATGCTGACGAGTTGCTACAGACTGCAGCTAGTGGTTATAGTTTTGAATACTGCTGGAAAAATAAAACTTGCTATGTAGCAAAAGAGATTGGTAGTAAAGATAAGTTTGTGTTTGTCGATAATGTGAACTGTAATAAGATATCAGTTCAAGAAAACGACACAGCAATAACCACTAGAGCTACTGGCACGATTAACGTAACTAAGCAGAATGGAGATAACTCAACTGTAAACACCCTAACGTCAACTTATGTTTCGCCGTTGGTCAAAGAAAAAAGCTGGCCGATTATTGACGCCACGCCTTATACAGAAGACTTTACCGATGATGGGAAGTCATTTGTGATGAGTCAGCAATTGCTCGATGACAAGGTTAAAAAGCTGGTTCATGACTACCCTAGTATTCAATACACTGTAGATGGTGCGAACTTTAAGAAGTTTGCTAAGTACTTACATGGTGTACAAGTTGGAGACTACGGCTACTTAAGGACACGGCAAGGAATTGACGTTAAAACTAGAGTTCAATCAATTACTTCTTATCCTCAAGATGTTAGTAAGGGCAATACGATTACGTTTGGCAACTTAGCTTTTAACTTGATCGACTATCTGACGTATCAGCATAATCAAGAAAACAAGTATCGAGAATGGTATAGCAGTATGAGCCTTAAGATGAATAATCTGG